CGTTGTATGAGTGAGAGCCTAGAACTGACCGGAAGTCAATTCCCTCCCATTTCTTAACGCACTGATTTGTGCGATGAGATCTTTGATTGCGGCGGCCCTGCCTGAGTTATAGGCACGGTCCTCCGCGGAAAGCGATGGGAGGAGGGCGTTGAGCACCTCGTCCCGCAGCGTGTCGTCGATGAGTTGGCCCATAGCCTTAAGCACCGGGTGCTCCTCGGACACGGAGAGGGCCTCCGAAAGTTGTTTATCGGTCAGTTTCATTGGACTCCAAGGCGGCCGGTGATGGCGTTTTGCTGCTGTTGGACGCTGAACTGCAGGTTCTCAATGTACTTCTGCAGGTTGGCTTGGAAAAGCGGGTCCTGCTGAATCTGGGCCTGGTATTTCGGGTTGGATTGCAGCACTTGCTGGCTGAATTGCAGGCGCATGGGTGCGGTTGGGTCATTCTCCCGGAGTTGAGGCGGGTTGCCGAGTGACATGAGAGCGATCTCGTCGTTGGTCTCGTTGAACATCTTCTGCGCGGCCGGACCCTGCTGCATGACCAGCTCGCTGGCTAGGTTGGGATCAATGGCCCGGAGAGCTACCGAAATGAGCTTGGCGCGGTCGATGACGCCGGCGGTGTCGAGGGGCAACACAAGGGTGCTGATGGCCTTGAGCTTCTCGGTCACGAGGTCGGTAGACAGCTCGCGGATGTCGAATTTCAGCATCACATCGAAGTCTTGCACATCCTGCGGGAGCGGAGTGCTCGAGGCCGTGATGCGCTGGATCTCGGCCGGGCCGACGTACTGGAGCGTCAGGGACAGGACTTGGCGGAAGGCCTCGGTCCAGCCGTGCAGCCAGTTATTGATCAAGCGCTGCTGACGCATCTGGGTGATCACCGGCGGGACCTTTTCGGTCGGGCGGCCGAAGTAGCGGTCGGTCTGGGCCTCAATGGCCGCAATCAGTTGAAAGGCCACACCGGGCTCGCGGGCGGGCGGCGCCAGGAAGCCGATCTCGCCGCGGCGCAGGACCGGGATTTGAACGGCGGGACCGATCTTCAGGTTGCCGCCGCGAGTTTTGGGGACCTCAATGGGCGGGAGCGTGGCGAGGGACGTGTAGTCGAAGATGGAGTCGCGCTGGGCCTTGACCTCGTGCTGCCAGGTGGAGCAGACCTCGGGCACACCCCGGCTCTCGGTGATCTGGCGGTGGATCAGCTCGGAGCGCCAGATGACGAAGGGATATTGGCCGTGCGTGTAGTCCAACAGGTCGAAGTAGCCCCACTTGTCGCCGACCTGGGGGCTGAAGACGGTGTAGAACACGCCCGGGATACCGTCGGAATCAATTGCCTTTTGGTAGGCGTAGACAACCTCAATGAGGTTCTCGCGGTCGAGGATGGAGTTCTCGGCAAGGCCGACGGCTGCGTAGGTGTAGGCCGAATAATCGGAGAAACGGCCCATCGTGTTGATGGCTTCCTCCACCCACTCGGCGTCCCAGTCCTCGGTCTCCACCTTGTTCAGCAGTTGGGCCTCGGTCATGTAGTAGCGGCGGAAGACAACCCGGGCGGACTGGATATCGGTGGTCTCGGGCGGGAAGACAATCTCGTCGTAGGGTGCCAAAGCAGCAACCATGGGCTTGTTGCTGACCATGGTGGGGATCGGGAAGTCGCACTCGCCCTCGGTGCGCAGTTCGCGGATGGCCTTGAGCGCCCGGCGCTTGCGCAGGTTGGGGAAGGCAGCGAGCAGGAGCTCCGCGGATTGGTCGTCGGCCTCGGGGTTGGCGATGAGATTGGGCAGGTCGGCCAGGATGGAGCCCTTGGGCGACTGGGCTGCCAGGGCCATGATCTGGTCCATGGTCAGATACTGCTCCTTCTGCCCCATTTCCTGCTGCCAGGTGACGTGGACGCCCGCCCAGCCGTAGGTCCAAAGGTACTGCGAGAGCAATTCGACCTCGCGGGTAAGGTCGTTGTACATCCGGGAGTTGACCGTCCAATCCATCAGGTTGTGCGCGGTGACGGCCTGGTCAAGCTGGCTGACATTGGTGGGCGAGACGCGGAGCATCGAACGCCAGAAGGAGGTGGAACAGAGGTCGACGAGGCCATTGATCACCTCGTCGGCTAATGGGATGCGCGTGTCGGAGGCTCCGTCCCAGGGAAATGCCGGCTTGTTGCGGTTGGCGTCGTTATTCTTCTTGCCGTCGTCGGTCTGCCCAGGCCAGCGGCAGTAGCGCACGTTCTCGGCATTCTCGACCCGGGCGAAGATGCCATAGTCGGTGGCCGAGCGCCGCAGCTCCTCGGTCAATGCAGGTACATTGGGCTCGTCGCCGACCCGTGCCATCACGTCGGTTGCTTGCTTGTAGGAATCTCCTTGCATAGTGAAATGGTTTAGTATCCGCCGCCGCCGCGGCAATCAAAGCCCCCTCGGCCTACGAACGCAAGACTTGAGACCAAAAGCATCCCCAAACAGTCAATAGGGTCCTTGGTGCAGCCCTTCTGCCCGTCGCGGCCGGTGTGCTCGGATAGTGCGTAGGAAAGGTTGGCGCAGGTGTCGGTGATGTAGAGCGATGGCTCGTTGAGCGGGGTGAGAGGCTGGGTGGCGTCGTAGGAGAGGAGCGAATTGATGGCGGATGTGCGTTGGTCGACGGGCACGCCGGGTGCGGGAATAAATGCCATGCCATCGTCGGTAGGGTCGTCGGACTCGGCCAGAAGGTCAATGAGGGTCGTGCCGCCGGCCTCGGAGAGCGCGGGGGAACCGCCGGCCTTTGGGTCGATCAGGCGCATGACAGGCTCGCCGTAACCAAGATCGGACTCAATCTGGCGGAAGAGTTTGCGGTACTCGGATATGGAACGGCCGGCGTCCAGGGTTTGCGCTGGCCCGAGCTTGCCGTCGGGCTTTTCGGAGGGTAGCGCCCACTCGCCGTAATTGCTGAAGTCGGGAAATTCGCGGACAACGACACGCTTGCCGTCCTCGTAGACTAGGAGCCACAGGCAGAACCAGTTGCGGGCCCCGGCAGGGTCGCAGACCATGTATAGCGTGCCGCCGGATGGCACCTTGGAGGCCGGGATGCAGTGGATATCGGAGCGAAAACGGGCGAAGGCCTTGCCGATGTTGTCCGATGCCCAGCCGTAGGCCCGGGTCAGGATCTGGCCCATGGGCGAGGTGACCAGCTTGGACTTCATCTCGTCGAATGGGTTGTACGGGTTGTCTTCCGAGAAGAAGAACACGGTGCGCCGATTGGTCTGGGGCTGCACCATGGTGCGGGCTGACTTACCCATAGGCCAAGTAGGTAGGGCCTGCTTGCCTTTGATGAGCTCGGCGTCGTCAAAGCGGGTGATTGCGGAGCCTGCGGTGTACTCCTTGTAGACCGAGGCAACGCCTTCAAGGGGTGTTTGAGTCACGAGGAGCTTTCCGCGGCGGGTGATCAAACGGTAGCGCAGTGTGTCCACCCAGGATTGCGGCACAAGCTCATCACACCAGATCAGGTCGGCCTCGCGGCCCTCAATGGTGTTCTCAGACTGCGTGTAGTTCAGGAAGTCGCAGCGGGAGCCGTTGGGCAGGATGAATGAACCGTCGGTAAAGCCATTTTTGCGGGAGTAGTTCAGGTAGTGAATGCGACCTTTCTTAGTGGCCCGTAGTGCTACTGGGAGATAATTGTAAATAGCTGGCTGTTGCACTGTTACACTAGTGGCATGGCTAGTGTGACAGCAGAGTACGCTGGCGTTCTCCTTCTCGAGGAGGGTTTGAACCACGCGGCGGGCGGCCCAGAGTGTTTTGCCGGCGCGGTTGCCACCAGAGATCAATAGCTCTTGAGTGAGTGCGTACTCGGCGTTGGCGATCTCCCAGTGGTCGGGGATGTAGCCGTAGGTGTAGGGGTCGGCCTTCTCGAGGAGCACGAGCTGGGTGCGCTTGAGCTTTAGATCGGAAGCACGAGGATGACTCGGGTCAACTTTCGGTATAACAGGGTGCTCAGGCTGTTCGTTCCACCATGCCTGTCGGCATTTCTCATCGCAGAACCGCTTCTGCTTAGGGCCGGAGTGCTGTTTGACGATGGTGAACAGCTTGGAACAGGTGAGGCAGAGTGGTTGACTCATTTATCAATATTTTTCGTTTTGGGGAACCCGTCGCCTTTTACCGTCGCTGCGGATTGCCTGACCCCCTCCCCCGGGGGCCCGGTCGGCCTGATGTCTGCCTAGTGTAACGGGGTAGGACATTGGGTCTGCTGAGTGGTGCAAAAGTGCGTTTCGATCAATGTTTGCAAGGGTTTGCTGCGTGTTTGCGTGACCAAGTGAATATAATACGTATTGTACAAGAAAACGCCGAAACAGGCCTAAATGCGTGGTTTTTGATGATGCTGCGGCGCTATGGGTAGGACATTTCGGGCCATTACCTAAACTATGTCGGGCGTCTGCTCGTCGTTCACAGGGGTCACATTCCTGTCCCGCAGGTCCTTCATCAGGTCGCGGTGGCTGACACTGGCTGTCATAGCAAGATGTATGCTAGTTGGCTGGCCCTTAACCATCGCCAATTTGTCCGTTAGCACGCCCACGCTAATCGGTAAGGTACGATCATCGATCAACATAATAGAGGATTCAGCCAGCCGCTTGGTGCCTTTCCAGATGGCAACCTCCAGAAATCCGGTCACATCACGTCTCCAGTCTTCCTCGTTGTCTGGGTAATCCGATGGAACCTTAACGCCTCTGATCAGCTTGAAAGCGGTTGTCTGACATACCCCGGCATCAGCAGCGATCTTCTCCAACGACTTGTTCTCGATGATGCCTTCGACGACTGCATCAGCACGCTCTTGGGTGAGCTTAGAGTTGAAATGCTGACCTGGATGCTCGGATTTCATGTATCCAAGCTCTTGAGCGGCCTTCAGGACCTTGTCTTTGACTCCTGCTGGGACGTTGGTTTTCCCGGAAAGCACTCTTTGCGCATACTGGTGATTAACTCCAGCAGCAGTCCCAACATCTCTAAGACTCGGCCTCTTCTTTGGTTTCTCACCCGGCATAAGGAGCAAAGCTGTAGGGGAACTCTCCCCAGTGGTTGAGTTGTTTGCGGGGCTTCATCGAGAGGTGCTTCACTCCGGCCAGGGTCATCCTGACTGCGGCAGCGTAATCCTCACTGAGATACTCGAGTTTTCCGGGCATGGATTCCATAGCTAGTGGCATCCACAGGGTCGGGAAGCGCTCGACGCGCACATCGTCGCACCAGTCGATCCTGTATGGGTTCTGCACTCCTGACCCTCCCAGCGCATCAAGTGTCGCCATAAGGCATTTACGGGGGATTGCAAGGCATCCCGATGCGAACATGGTTATGGGCACTAGCTCCGCTGCACACTCAGCGTCATTCACCTGATGCTTGATGGCTTGCAGGTGCTCCGCCTTAGGGCGCAGGGCCGGCCTGGCGGGCAGTGAGCGGCACGAGTAGGGGATGCAGACGGTTGCCTGGTGTTCATGGGCCAGCTCGGCCATGCGGATGACATCGGCCGCGGCAAACTCAATGTCATGGTCCAGTTGAACCCAGACGTCCTTGCCCGAATCGAGGAACCACTTGGTCGCACGGCAACGGCTGCGGGATATCAGGGCATCCTCCCGGATGGTGCGCAGATCGGTCTGCCTGTCGCTGCGGGCGAATGTGGATGTCAGGTCTACCCAGGACATCATGCAGGCCGCACTGATGCCACCGTAGGCGTACAGTGAGACATGGATGGACGGCCTGGTGCCTGCCTGGGTTACCGCTTGGACCTTGCTGGTCGGC